CATTTCCCATGCAACTTCAGCTGTAATATTATGGAGTTTGGCAATTTCATATATGGTATAGTGCCATCCATATATTTCAAGAAATCTTGAACCGCCTCTGTCTGATCCGAAGGGATTTTCATCTGATTCAGGCTCTGAATCAAAAAGTCCTCCGAACATTTTATCAAGTTCAGAAATACACTTAAAAAAAAAATTGCAGAATGGTAAACATCAACAAATCTTGCCTCCAACATATCCTGTGCGTATTCTTCATGCTTACTTGCATCGTACTTGTCAAGCCTCCAACCGAACAAAGTTTTTTTCATTGGCATAACCATTGTCGCTGCCAACTTGTGAATATTTGTTACAAGATCAGCACCATAAACTTTGCTTTCAATATACCTTGCAGCAGGTATATTCCTGACATCGTAAATGCACTTGTATCTTTTTCCGTTTACATCAATGTACTTTACAGGCTTACCTTCTATTTCATTTGCAAGAAAATTCAGGCTTTCCTTTGCCTTGTTAAAATCAGCAATGGACATTGAAAGCACTTCATTCTCTGTCTTTAAAGTTACAATGCTTATAAGTTTAACTGTCTTGTCAATGTCATCTTCTATTTTAAGAGCATTAACAAGCTGTTGATATTGAAATAAGTTTAAGTCCTGCCAAGTCATTAATAGTGTATTTTATCGTACCATTCCATAAACGCATAATATAAACCAACTGCAACAATCGGAAAGCATATAATAACTGCTGTTCCGAACCATAGCACACTAATTAAGTACTTCAGTATTATCTGAAAGGTTGATTGTGATTCGCTTTCCCATAGCTGAAAAAATCTTCTCAATAACGGATAATCTTGGTGGATTGCCATTTTCAATTCGGTTTATAGAAACAAAGCTGATGCCTGATTTTGCAGCCAATTGTTTCTGCGTTAATGATTGTTCTTGTCTTGTTTTCTTTAATAGTTCACCGATCATATTTCTATTTGTTTGATTATTTCTGTTTTCTTTTCACCTCTGCTTTCTACAATGAATTGATACCTTTTTTCTGCCACTAGAGGATTTCCTGACATTGATCCTGAAACATATAATCCATCAATAGTTACAAAATAAGTTTCTTCTCCTGAAAAATTTGTTTCTTTAATTAATTCGATTTTCATAATAAGTGGTTTTTACAAATATAAATAAACTTTTAATTATAACCTAATTGTTCTTTAACATTATCTTGCTCCCTGTGTCTTGCTCTGTAACTTGCTCCCCTTAATTCAGGTTGTTCTTCCTGTATCTTTTGTCTTGATCTTCTAATTGATTCAGGGTTAGACAGCTTACCTTCAGAGAATATTTTAAGCACTTCAAAGGCAGTTGATTTGTCTTTGCCCTGTGTAACCAATTCTCGCCACCATATATTCGCAATTAATGCCTGATCGTTATCCCTTAAATGCTCTTTGTTTGTAAGCAAGTCAATTATGACATCTTTGTTATGTAGTTTCATCTTTATATGTTTCATTATAATATTGTTCTGACCAAATTTTATTTTCTTCTATATAATATTCATCCCAATCACCTTCTTGATAGGCATCTTTAATTTGCTGCTTTTCCATTTCTTTTGCTTGTTCAATTAATTTATAATATATATTTCTTGGTAATTCCATATACATTATATCTCCTTTCCATACTTTATCTATTTGTTTATCTAACCATTCTACTGCTGTTTGTTTTTTCATAATGAATAATTATCTTGAAGTAAACCAATAATCATTGCACCGATTAATAAAGCTAAAATTAAATTTAAGTTTTCTTTTTTCATAATAGTGGGTTTGAAAGGGGATTGCTCCCCTTGTTTTAAAAAGTTGGTGGTAATGCTTTTAAATATTTATTAAATAAATTTTTAGCATGTTTGAAATCTTTTGGCACAATATTCAGAACCCAATTCTCAATAAAAATTTTACGTTCAGCATCTCCATTGTAACCTAATTCAAGTTTCCAACCTGTGTATTTTTCATTAGAACACTCATCAATGTTATAAAGGTTATGATCAGCCCATTGATATACACCCATCACATAACCTCCACAAATTTCGCTATAAGAATTATCTCCAATTGAAGAAAAACGATTATAGATAGCCATTTTTAAAATTAAACCGCCATCTAATTCTAAATACTCTTTTAAATTTTTCATAATAAGTGGTTTTGTTTATACAGCAAATATAAACCTTATTTTAATACAAAGTGCAAAAAGCTAAACTTTTTTTTAAAGAAAATTGTACTTCCCTGAACCTGCCTTGAAATTCATGTTATGCCAAGCCAAAGCTAAAGCCATAACACAGTCATCGTGGAAACCTGAAGGTGCTGAATACTTAACCCCTGACGCTGTATATTGGTATTCAAATGTTTCTAACTCGTTGACTATCAAACCATTAGGAAACCCAATCCTGCCTGTATGAATAGCTGTTTGCAGTCCTGTCATGAGCTGCTGCTTTGAAGTTTGAGTAAACTTAAAAGATTGAATATTCATCCCTGCTCTTTGAAGGTCTTCAAATATAGGATCACCAACCCCTGTAGAATCGATTAATATAGGCTTTTTTGGCAGTTTCTGTATCTCAGCCTTAGTACTACCCCAATCCTTTTGAAACCGGCTAAAAAAGGCTGTATTGCCCTCAGAATCCAATCCTATGATAACTGTGTAATCATATGACTTGGCAAGGTCTATCCCGAACACTACAGGCTCTCGGTTGCTCATTGGTCGAATACAGTTTCTGATATGCTCGTTCCCGAACGGATTGGCTGCATTTTCCATTGGGTTCGCCATGTACTCCTGCTCGAATACTGCAGCAGGTAATTGCCTTTTGGCATCTTCTATTTCATCCCGATCTATGTATGGGTTATCGTATGTAGTATATTTAAAACTCGCCCAATCTTTTTCGCCCCCTTTATTGAATAAGCTATAAAAGTAATTTTGACCTCTTGGTGTTGAAAGAAACATTGCCCAACCTTTATAATCGGTTAAGGTAGGTCTGATCGAATTAAGCCACCCTGATTCTAAATCTGAAATGAAAGCTGCCTCATCTATTATAACCCCATGAAACTTCCGACCTCGTAAACCATCTAATCTTTCCCCTGTAAAGAACTCAACTGATCCACCGTTCGGGAAGTCAATCTTTAAGTCTGATTGGTTTTTCGGGTAAGGAAGGGCATTGCCTAACTTATTAAAGAATACTTTTGCAAGTTTATAAGTGGGGGTTATGTATGCAAGATTCTGACCGAAACAGGCAGTCTTTACAATCTTAATTAGGCACAGTTCACTCTTGCCGAATCTTCGACCGCACATGAGCACGTTGAACCTTGCTTGACTTTCAAGTATAGGCTTTTGATTGATATGTGCAGCAGAAAACTCAATTCTCATAATATTGATTTGCCTTCAACAAATACTATCTCCACCTTATTATCTGTGTTGATATCCATTTGTTCTTTCGGCTTACCATATACCCTTGTCAGTAAAGTTTCAAGTGAATAAAGACTTCCTTTTTCAAGGCTCTTTCTCATTGCATGTGCAACTGTCTTTTCAAGTACTGTTGCCTGTGGGTTATCCCAAACAGCTTTTAGTTCCTCAATAGTCATTGACATCATTGCCTGAATGCTATCGTTTATTTCGGATAGCTTATACCCTTGCTCTTTCAAAAGGCTCACATACTTTCTCGGTCTTCCGTTCGGATTACCTGACTCACCTTTCTTAAATTGGTTTAAGTGTTCGTTTTTAATTGGCATCGTCTGTTATTCGCCTGTTTTAAAATAATGTTTACCATTTCTTTTGACCTCTAAACTTGGATCAAGTTTCATCATTCTATCTACTATTACTTGGCAATATTTAGGATCAAGTTCAATTGCATAGCATTTACGATTCAATTGATGAGCAGCTACCATTGTTGTTCCTGAACCGCAAAAAGGCTCGTAAACATCACCATCATGGTTTCCTATTGCTCTTGCCATACATTCAACAGGCTTTTGTGTACCATGTCCTGTTTCACTTTTTTGTGGTTTATCTATTTCCCAAATTGTTGTTTGTTTTCGATCAGAAGCCCAATTTCCTTTGTTTCCTTTCTTTACTGCATACCAACAAGGTTCATGCTTCCAATGGTAATCAGCTCTACTAATTGCAAAATGACTTTTTACCCAAATAATTTGACTTCTAATTTCAAATTGACAATCTTGTAAACTTTTTTGTACTATTCCGCTGTAAATACCTGCATGGTAAACATATGCAACTTTTGAAGGGCTTAATGACCATGCTTCTGTCCAATCAGCATTATCATCATTTTGTACTTTACCTTTTGCCCTTCCTGTTTCTTCACCACTTAATGCATCATCTCTCCATTTTGGATCATATACTACTCCATATGGAGGATCTGTAACCATTAAATATGGCTCTTTGCCATTTAAAAGTTTATTTACATCATCTGCATTTGTACTATCTCCACATAATAACCTATGTTCACCAATCTCAAATAAATCGCCTAAAACAATATCTGTTTTTATTTCATCAGGAACTTCAAAATCATCTTCCTGTGCTTCTGCCTGTATAGGTTTAAAATCAGGTATATCTAATCCCCATTCTGTTAGTTGTTCAGCATCCCATTCATTTGCTATGCTTTCCCAATCCCATTCCCCAAATCCAACATTATCTTTTATAATAAATTCTTTCTGCTGTTGCTCTGTTAAACTCGAAGCCTTTATTATAGGCAGTTCTTTTAATCCTGCTTCCTTACAAGCCTTTAAACGCATATTACCGCCCAATACTACCATGTCATCATTAACTACAATTGGTCTTATATTGAGCATCTGTGGGAAATCCTGAATGCTTTTAACAAGTTTCTTGAACTTGTCATCCTTTATTATTCTTGGATTGTTTGGGTTAGGTTTAATGTCACCTGCCTTGACCACGATAATTTCGTTCTTTTCTGTCATGTTTGTTATATGATTTTTTGGCTTTGCCTTTTTTGCGTTTACCAAAGGTAACTTTTATTTTATCCTGTGATCCCTTTTTCATTTACCATGCCCTCCCTGCTCTTTCCATTAATTTAAGCCTATAGGATTCCAACCATTTTAAATACATAATTATTTTTTTCATATTACATTAATTGATAAATCTTTGACCATTCTGTAGGAATTGAAACCTGTTTGTGTATTCTGTAACCTAAGTCAAGAAAGAAAGAATCCCACTCTGATTGTTCTTTTACATTGATATGCCCCCATGCCTCATCATTATCCGTTTTTTGACTTGTGCTGCTAAATAAAATCCATATTGGGTTTATATGTTGAAACATTGCTCTTATTTCACCATCAGTCATATGTTCTGCTGTTTCAATAAACATCAGGATATCAAGTCTGTTTAAGTTATATTTAGTTTTAAGCTGTTCAAGCTTTGTTACCACTCGCAAAGCAGGTAAGTTTTCTTTTAAATAATCTCTGTGTGCTTTAAACTTTTCGAAAGCATAAACATCTAATCCGGCATCTAAGGCAGCCTTGCTGTATGCACCTACTCCGCAACCGAAATCTAAAATGATATTTCCATAACCATTTACCTGTGCAATTGTGTTTCTGCCTAAATCTAAAAACTGTGGATTGTCTAAGCTAATCCCCATTTGTAATTCTGTTTGCAAGAATTCTTTATCAGTACATTTTGCCATAAATTTCTATAAATCTGTTATGTGTTTGTTTGAGTAATTCTGTGTATTCTCTTTTATCCCCATACTTCTCATGGCACATCCTGCACATTGCCATCAGGTTTTCGATCTTGTCTTTATCTTTGCTGCCACCCATACCCCGACAATCAATGTGGTGAATGTCAACAGCTTTATTACCGCATACTTCACAGCCAATAAAATCTTCGATTCCATATCCAAAATATTTCATGTAAATTTTAGTGTGCTGCTTCATTTCGTACCATCTTGTAAAGGTTCATGCACTTCAGGCTCTATTCTCCTGTAATGCTCGGACCATAAAATTTTAGTTAAAGTTATTGATTTTTCTACAACCTCTTGCTCTGTTGCTTCGGGAAATAATATGTGAAATACTTCGTGTATGACAATCTCTAAATGCTTACGGGATTTGATCGAAGGATCAATTTCGATCAGACCATCAGAATGTGCAATACCCCAAGCCTTTTCTTTTCCAAGCTTACGGTATTTAATCCTGATCTTTGGCT